TTATTTTTTAAATTGCTTCTTTGCCTTTAAGAATGCATCAGCATAGTAATAAGTTTTTTGGTAGGTTTGTTCACCTGTGTATTGGTTAGGATATTCACCCCAAATGGAGAATGCCGCTCCAATATTGTTCTTGCTCTTAGCAAGATTCTTCTTGGATTGGTCATTCCACATGCTCATCTTCCACTTCTTAAATTCACTTGTCCAAATTTTCTTTGACTCTTTTGTGAATGAAGTAGGATCTGTAATCATGTATAGGTAGTAATTATTGTAGTTGATTGTCTTAAAACCGGCCTTGTTTAGTTCAGGCAAAGTGGCACGCATTCTGATGTTATCCTTACGGTCCTTACTTGAACTAACCTCACCAGTTAAACTCCAGTAATTAATCAAAATATCCTTGTGATACTTATTTAAAACCGCTTTATGGAAACTATCATTCCACATTTCAAGTTTTAAATTATGTTGTTTAACGTAATCATCAATTGCATTGATGTATTTAACAGCAGCATTTTGATCACTACGATTATTAATGGTGATTTCATCAGCACCAACAATAATGTGGTATCCCTTTGGTAATAATCCAACGTATTCACTCAAAAGTTTCTTAGAAAAATCCAGAGTCGCCTTCTTGTGGTAGTACATTTCGTTATAACCATCTTTGTTATCCAATTGTTTAGCTAACTTCTTACCAGCAGATGTGTAAGAAAGAAGTTTAATAATAGATTTATCATGTCCGGGCAGGTCAATTTCCGGGATAACTTCGATTCCATTCATATAACCATATTGAATGATATCCAATAGTTGATCCTTGGTTAAAAACGCCCTCTTAGTCTTTTTGTTATAGTAAACACCATTTTTTTCATATGAATTCTTAACAGTTTGACCTAATGTAGAACTTTCAACACCATATCTTTCATTATCATTTAAGTGAAGTTGAAGATATGTACCGTGATCTTTTTTAAGTAACTCAATGTACTTCTTGATTGTTGATGGTGCGTAATATGTTCTTGAACAATCCAATGACAAACCAATTCGTTTGGTATTATTATTAGTTGCTGCTAGGGTCTTTTTAGAAAGTGAACCCATTTGAACAAAAATCAAAGTTAAAGCAAGAACTGCTCCTATGATTAGATATCTTTTTTTCGGCATAATCACCACTCTTTTCTTTGCGATTATTATATTTTTTAGTATAGCATTAAAATTTCATAAATCTATCTATTTTCATATTTTGTAATCATTATGAAATAGTTACATGTTAATAATAGTGTTTTAATCTTAAATCTAATTTAAATCTAAGATATACAATAATTTAATTATTCTCCACGGTAATACGATTAAAGATGTTACAATTACACATGTATAATAATAGGAGTATATTAAACATGAAAAAATCGTCATCAATTTTTATTAAACTAATCTGCACATTGATAAACTTTTCATTAATTCTATTTACCATGTTTGGAGTTCGTTCTAACTGGTACTCAGCTGAAACCTACTTAAATAATTTAAAAGTAGATTCAGTAATTGTTATTCAACTTTTGTTTGTAGTCTTAGCATTAATTCGAATCATTTCATTCTTCATCCGTAAAATAGATGAAAAAAGAAACGATGATTTCTTTCGTATTATTCATATTAGGTTTTGTCCTTTACATATTACAAGAAGGAACAATGCAATTTCTTGCATGCATTTTAATAATTCTTCTTTTGTTAATAATTGATAAAAAAATATTTAACTTAAATTGAAATTCCTAAATGAAAAGCACCCTACTATCTGTATAGTAAGGTGCTTTTTTCTTTTACATTTATGATCATGAAAGTATCAAAAGGAGAGTACAGGTATCGAGACCTATTTTTTATAAAACACAGTAACAACAGCATTCACATAGATTTAACATACACATATTTTTAAAATGACGTAGTTTTTGACGTAGTTTTAAAAATGGGGACGGTTATACATAATAGAATATACATATAATGGTAGAAACAAAAAAGCCTAGCAATCAAAATGACTGCTAGGCTTTTTATTATTCAACTTTCTTTACCCAATCTTTGTACGCTGAAACGTATCCGACTGCGGTTTTAATTCTGTATCTATTACCCACTTTCACAGTAGAACCATAGAAATAAGAACCCTTACCCCAACGAACTCTACGTTGACTTGATAATTCTTTATCATGATATGCATTTACTCCTGTTTCAGAATAAAATAATCTTCCGTCTGTAACAAATGGAACGGCTTTAGCAGCAGGTTTAGCTGGTTGAACTATACTTGTAAAACGTTCACCAGTTAACGTACCATCAAAGTCATAAGATGCATCTACGTGCAGTCCTTTGTAATTGTCGGTAAATTGCCATGAATTTGTTCTGTCAACACCTGGTTGACTACTTCCATAACTTGCTACCCAAATGTTCTTATCGTTTAATCGAGCATATGAAATTTTACCGCTGTTAAACCATGATGCAGAACCATAGACAACACGACACTTGTATCCATTTGCTTTAACAATCGATAAAAAGGTATTGATTTGTGAAGTAATGTCACCATACAAAGATGGATCTTCAACGTCAATTGCTAATGGTGTAGATGCATCCATACCGAACGCTTTGACCCACTTAATAAAGTAGTTAGCTTCAGCAGTTGGTGAACCTTGATAGTAGTGGTATAAACCGACTGTTTTAAAAGTCTTTAAACCATTACCGACTTGGTTTCCCGATTTAGGATTTAAGTAGGTTGTCCCGTCAGTGAGCTTAACCATCAAACCGTTAATTCCGGCAGTTTTAAGCTGGTTCATAAAAGCTAAGCTATCTGATTGATAACTTGAGATGTCAGAAATTGTCTTCCAAGTCATAATTATTCACCTTCTTTAGTGTTTTGTTGTTCTTGTTGTTGATCTATTTGCTGTTCTGTTTGTTCATTTTGAATAACTGATTTATCTTCAAATGCATCAGCATTAGGTGTTAATGCGTTTAATTCATCTTTTGTTAAATCTTCTGGAGCAGGGGTTGTGATAGGTTGCTTATCACTTAAGTAACCGTGTTGTTTCATGTATTGGTAAGCAGTTTCAACCACTGCATATAAATCGTTACGCTTGACGTTAATCTTGTGTGAAGTTAAGAATGCGTATAATTTATCGACTGCTTTTTCTCTACGGTCAGCATTAGCAAGACCTACTTCGTTAGCAATTGGTGCGACAATTTCCTTTGCTTCTTCAAAGATGTAAGCTGAACGGTTAGCTAAGTGTGATAGCTTAGCATTCTTTGCTAAACCTTTTAGGTAAGGTGTTAGCATGGTTACGATATAAACCGCAATAAGCACGTAGTAAAGTGGAGAAGAGTGGTCGACTGAGTTAATTAGTTGTGTTAAATCCATGATTAAAACTTCCTTTTCTTTAAATTATTTGTGTTTTAAATCTTTGTCATCAAAGATTTTTGATAATGTGTCTTGTAATTTTCCTGTGAAAATTCCCATTTGGTACATATTTTCTAAAATTGATAATGCTTCATATCCAACCAGCAAACAGGCGAAAGTGTCTGATAAGTCCATACCTAGCTTAATTTGCATGTAATTAACTAGAACGTTATCTAAGACATTGGCAATAATCACGGTACATATACCAAGGAATTTAATAAATATCCCATAAAGATAAGTGCGTGATTTTAGCTGTGATATCTTAGCTGACTTAACGGTTCCAATAATTACATCGATAACAATTAGGACTACGTAACCGGTTAAGATATGAATTCCGTTGTCATCGAATAGATATTCGGCGATTGCGTATAGAATAGCCGTGAAAGCTATTAGTACATCGTGTAATTTATCCATAAAAAAAGAACGTTAATTATTAGTCAACGTTCCCGTTCTCACCCCCGTTGTTAGCGGGGATAGATTGTTTATTTAATTGTGTTAGTTGGTTAAATTCATCTTGAGTAATGTTCCCATTCTTTAAATAAGGGGTAAAGTCAACTGGGAACTCGAATGCTGCGAACATTTTTAAAAATTCAAAATCTGGCCACATAATTAGTTACCACCTTTCGCTTTAGCTTGTGCTAGATCATTGTTAATTTGCATGATTTGTTGTGTGTACATCATGGCTTGTTTTTGCATGTCTTGAAGTTGTTTCTTCAAGTTTGCGTTTTCGGTATTAGCCTTATTCAAAGCATCTTGTAAACTTGCTTTGTCGCTAGATAGTGCAGTAATGTCGGCTTGCATGTCTGTAATTTGCTTTTGCATGTTGGTAAATTGAAGTTGCATGTCTTGAGCTTGCTTTTCAGCATCTGAAAGCGGAATTTGATTTGGCGTAATCACCGCACCATTATCACTTAAGTAGCACTTTGTAGGGTAGTTTAATAGTGCAATGATTTGGTCGTTTAAAAGCCCTTCCTTAGCAACATAACCATCTAACGCTTCAGTTGAAGCCTTTTCGATATAAGGTTTATCAGTATCTGAAACTTTTACATAAATTTTCATATTTAATTCTCCTTTTCTAATTAATAAATTGACTTAAACCCAGTGTTTCCCCATGAATTACATGTTTGAACCCAACAGTTATTAACATTGTTATAAATAAATTGTTGTATTACTCCACCACCAGCATCGATAACGACAAAATTACCCCACATTGCCTTATTTCCAAAATCTTTATAGCTCTTACCTGCAAGATTATAAATTCCTGGTGTTTGTACTTTGTATAAAGTATCTGATGGAACATCTCCCATAAAGCGAAGACCTTGATAAGCAGTTGCTTGAGCTTGACCTGCTAACCCGTTAGCTTTAGATGCAATGGTACTAGCATCACTGATAGCTTGGCTCAGCACACTAATCGATGAATTGATTTGGTTGATTGCATCTGTTGTTGCAAGAGTCTTCCAATCATTTTTCCAAGTGTTTGTTGCAGTTCTAAAATAAACACTATCAGTGATGATGTATTGAGTTTGCTGTAAGTTTCCTATCAACAATACAATTCCATATGGATTTTTAAGATTTATCGGAGCATTTTTCGGAATTTGTCCTGCTAATTCATATATTGAATAATAATCCGTTGCAATCAATTGGTTTAAATCGTCTGTTGATTTTAAAATACCAACAAATTGCATTGTTTTACTAATATCATTATTAATATCATTAATTTTTTCATTGAATGTATTAGTCAAATTTGTACTTAGATTGATTAAGTCAGCTTTCTTTGCAAATCCTAAATTAACCATTGTTCCATTAATATCTTTTTTAGCAAGATATACATCATCTTTAACCGTTAAATTAACTAGTTGTGAGCTACTAAATCCAACAGTAATTGAAACACTTAATTTAACTGGTGTTCCTGTATCTTTTTCAATAACAAATGGATCAACTGCTTTTGATACTGATAATAAAGTTCTTTCAGATGAACCATCATAATATCCAAATAAACCAACTAGCATTGCAGGATAATTGTTAGTGTTTCCTGTATTTGAGATAACTGATGTAGCAGTAAAAGAATTATCATTTTGAGATACGTTGTTGATATCAAAGGACATCCCATTACTGAAATCTTGAGCAGTCATTGAATCAATGGTTTTATTGCTTGGTACATCAGTATTTAAAATAATAATTTTGTCTAGCACTGCTGATTTTTTATTAGCAACCAAACCAGACAAAAAAGAGCTACCATTACTGGTAACTACTGCGCCATTATATTTCATTTTTTCCTCCTAAATACTTATTTCCTTACTAATAGATATTTGTCCACCAGTAAAGAGTTGACCGCTACTATTTACTGCAAAACCAATCTGATTGATTGTATATCCTGTTGCCGTAGCGTTTTTTAATTCTTTAACCAAATATGGAATCAAATTAGCATGTTGAATCGTATTAATATCAATACCTTTGATTTCAACAGTGTTAACTAGTCCGTCATTTAGTTGTCCATTTAAATAGACTCTTGAGTTATCTAGATGAACATCTGTTGGCTGACACCCAAGTAGGTTACTAGTAATGCTAATTAAGTCTTTTATGCTACCTTTTGACCTACTAGCATAAATGTGTGACTTAATTAAAAATCTATAGGTATCATCGTCTAACCCATTACGATTTAATTCGTAGTTATCTCCAATATCATCTAATTCCAAGCCGTGAGCATAATTAATATCATGTGCCTTGTCTTGTTCATCAAGATTTAAAGATGAATTAAAGTAAATTCCATCAATAGATTTAATAAATTTATCAAAGTTACTACCTTTGGAAATGTTAAATCCAGACATGTTTTTCATGTTGTCTTTATGGTAATCATAGAAGTTTGTACCATTTTGTAATGTGTCGTTGTCATTAGCCATGAGTAATCACTTCCACATCATCATTCCTAGTTAGTGCAAATTCAAAGTTAGCTAGTTGTAGATCGTTTGAAGTATATGATGACCCATCAGTACTAACTTGAATAGAGTTCACTTGTTTGATACCAATTAATTGATATAAATAAGGATAAAGCTTATTTAGAATTACCTTATCGCCCATTTCAAAGTTTGATAGATAATCTTGAACTGACTGTTTTACCGCATCTTCATCAAATCCATCACCAGTTGTGATGTCAATTTTAAATGATAATGTTTTTTGTTGAGCTCTATCAAAGTTAACTACAATATCATTACCATAGACATTTACATGTTTAGTAATAGAACCTACAGTTGTTGCACCACCAGCCAATACATCAGCTAATTTATTAGCAATATCATCATCAGTACCACCAACTACATAAATATGAATTGTATTAGCTGGATTACCATGTTCATCCGTTGTCTTAGATTGATTATTTTGAATAGTTACACTAGTAACACCATTTACATTAATCAATGCTGTCCTAATTCCACCAACAGTTGGATTTTCTGGAGAGTATTGATTAATAGTTCCACGATTTCTAAAGTCGTAATCACTTTCCAAATCAGCACCACCTGATGCCTGCATTGGATTATCTACGCTTTCAATTTCATCAACTGGATTAGCTTGATTAATAATCGTATGTGCATCTACATTTGTTGAAGCTGACGCTTCTTGTGAATGAACAATAACAGTAGCATTACCATTCTGATCTATTTGAACATCATCATCTGATAAAAATGAATCGCCTTTATCGGTAATGAATTCGGTTTGAGCAGGAATTAAATAACCAGAAGTACCAGTTATATTTAATGTAGCTTCTGCATATTGTGCTTGATGTCGTTGAATTCCTAATGAAGTTCCTAATCTATCCATTGAAACTCCAGAAGCAGTTAACCAGAAATTGTTATCATAGACGTTCTGAGCAACATTATCGCATTCAACAATTCTGTTAGCCAACATCTGTGCAATTCTTCCCATTGCTGAACCATCAGAAACATCAGTTTCTTCACCAAGGTTTTTCTGTATTTCTGACTTAGCTTGTTTTAATGCATCATCTGCACTAATGGTTACCCAACCATCATCAGTTAGTGGCATCTGTTTTCACTTCCTTCCAGAAATCTAATTGACCTAATGTTGTATTTACAATGATATGAATATCAACAGATGTATGATTTTGATTAATTTGTGGATCGACTAAAACAACATCAATGATTCTCTTATCTTGCTTGATAGAATCTGAAATCGATGAAATGCATGCATTTCTATCAAATCCACCGATTAACCAATCATAGTCAATTCCAACATTTTCATTAGACCAAGTCCCTTTTTTAGTCATTAAAATCATGTTTAGTGATTGCTTAATTTCATCTAAACCAGTTACATACAATGGACTATCTTTACTGATGTATAAATCTCCATCATCTGTATATAACAAATCTTGAGCCATTTATCTCACCACCTTTCATTTCTTAAAGTCGTTTTTACTTGCTATTTTTCCAATAACAAATGAATAATCAACAGAATGTTTTCTATTTGAACTTACTGGGAAATAACCATTAGTATGCTTTGAGTTATCATCATCCAAACATATAACTATTACTTCATCACCAGTTTTATAATCTATTGATTCAGACTGACCAGGCAATACGATAAAATGAACTTTCTGAACCATTGATTCTTTCTTCCCATTAATCCTAGCTAGTGGTTGAACCGTTGCAGTAGGAGGTGTTATTTTTTCAATTTTTGCTATATATGCTACAGAAATATCATTAATCGCATTACTATAAATATTTTTTAATAAATCAGTGAAGTAATCTTTTTGTTCAGCCATTCAATCACTTCTTTCTATTAGTTCTCTTTGTTTTTGCTTGCTTTACTCTCTTAGCATCTAGTTTTGATTTTGCTTTAGCATCATCAGATTTTGCTTTCTTAATTTCACTAGCTTGTTCTTTTTTGTATTGTGATAACTTTTTAAAATTAATAGTCATCGTTGGCGTATCAGAATTGCTCAAAGTCGCATTACCATTTGTAACAATTACATCGTCAGTAAATCCAGAAAATTTATCGTCAATTCTAAAAATAACTCCTGTTGTAATTATGGGATTAAATAGGATAGTAGCTTCATAAACATCCTTATTATCTTCATCTGTTGATAAGCTAGGTGATGTAATTAATCCTGTTTTAGGTACACATGTGTAATTCAAATGTTTATTGCTTACAAATGACTTAATTACTAATTTACCTTTTTGATAAAACATATCGGTTTTGCAATCTTTAGCAATATCCTGAATGCATGACAGTGGTTTCTTTTTAGCAGTATATCCAGAATAGTAAACGTGGTTATATACTAGTTTCATTTCACTAATCTTAATACCCGCTTTGTCTGCTAACGTTCTAATGATTGTTGATCCCTTTGTTCCTGACTTAAAACTCATGTTTTTATATACAGTTTTAACCCTATATACTTTTTGCTTATTTGCCTTTTCAGTTGCTCTGCTTTGAGCTCCCTTTAGTTGAGTTCTATATGCCTTAATTGAATTTTGAATTTGTACATAGTTCAAATGCTTTTGATGTCTTGTAGCATTAGGATTAGCACTTAGCCATGCTTGACGCCTCTTCTTTGCATTGTTTTCAAAATTCCTCATTTGAGAACGATATGTTGATGATTTGTTTGTAGACTTAGCTCTAACTTGTTTGCTTTGTGCTAACTTAATCGCTTTCTTTGGATCAACCTTTGTTCCATCTTGTATCGTTAGATGCAAATACCAATCTCCTGATTCCCATTTAATTGCATCTACTGTTGTGATAGATGCAGTTAATAAATGAGCTATGTTATTTTCAGTGAAGTCAGCATTATAGAACCCTGCATAAATGGAAAGATTTGAGCCAACCTTAAATTTGCTTGCCGTCTTTTTAGAAATTCCATGAATTGTAATATCAGTATCAGATGGAACGTCTTGGTTACTAAAGTTATAAGTTATTTCAATTTGAGCATTCTTACCTTGTAAATAACTTGAAACGATTTTAACTTCATCATCTAGTTCTATTCGTTGATAGAAATGTACTAATTCCATTATTCATCACCTACCGACTTATCTGTTCCATAATCATTGATATCAGCGTGCGCTGTGTTGTCTGATACGGTATCATCATCACCTTCATCACTAGAATTGCCTGTATTTGCGTCTGTGTCGTCCTCATCAGTGTCTTTAATGAACAATTGGACAGTATTTGTAAAGTTAAGCTTACTAACTTCAGTTTCGTTACCTTGTTCATCCATTGGAACGATATTAATTAAAGGTAATCGAGGATCGTTAATTGAACCAAACAATGGATAACCGTAAATCAGTTTTTCACCATTAATAATTTGAACTCCATTCTCGTCAAATAAATCAATATAGTAACTATCATTTACTTCGTTGTAGTAAAGATAAAAAGTAAAATCTATACCATCGATGGTGTAATCAAATTGAACTGGAACATCATCTAAATTGATATCAATATAATCATTTACTGCCATTGTTTTGCCTCCTAATAATAAATTTTTGCTCCAATCGGTATTGACCTATCTGAATATTTATTTAGCTTTCTAACGTGTGCAAGTGAAACATGTTTGCTCCTTGCAACAGATAGATAAGTAACACCAGATTTAGCAATTACATACCTATGCTTGTTTGATGCATTACTATTTTTTGTACCTTTCTTATTACCTTTGTGACCTACATATTTTGTCGTGCCTTTTTTTGTTTTAATATTTGTTTCAAAAAATTGTGCTTCAGTTAAAGTGATTGAGACATTTGCTGAATTTATTCCTGTTCCTGCATCAGTAAATTCGTATGAATTAGTAAATGCACTAATTTGCACGCTTTCTGAATTATAGTTATTTGAGTGGAAAATCAAAGGAACACCGTTATTAGACCAATATCTTAGCTTTTCAATTTCACGTTTAACTTCACTCATCTGATCAACATCTCCACCACCAATTATTGCCTCAAAAGAGATTGTATTCGCTCCTTGTTGTGTTGTAGTTGATAGATTCATCCCTTTTTCTACTGCTTTTGTATTAACTTGTGGTGAAGTGTCAGCATTAGCAGTTTTCATAAATAAAATTACATAGCTTTGATTTGTATTAGGATTTTGGGGAACTAAGGTTGCTTTATCATTTGAGAACATTGGGTTTTTCCTCATGTTTTCTAAAGTATTGCTTCTAAATTCATCTATTTTCGCTTTCTGCATATTTACTTTTAATATTGCAATTTGCTTTTTATAATTTTGAATATTTTTATGTTGAATCTTAATTGAATTTTTTACCTTGCTAGTTTGTTTTTTATTTTTTAATTTATTTAAAAGTGAGTTACTATGTTTGATTTTTTCATTTAGTTTATCCATTTGTTCTTTCAATTTCTTTTCAGCTAATGTCATATATATCACTCCTAATTTATTTTTATGTACAAGAAAAGAGCTAGAATAAACTAGCTCTTTTACTATATTTTTCCAATTGCATTATGTGCCATGCGTTGTACAACTTGCTCTACAGCCTGTTGTAACTTGCTTGGTAATTGATTAATGGTTGCTGTGTCAGCATTTCCATTAATGTTAATTTCAACATTCATATTAATTTGTGGTTGTTGCAATCCACGACTTGACTTACTAATTAATGAATTAGCCATTGAAACTAATCCATTACGTTTAGTCTTTTCAGATTTACTTTGCATTAACTTAGCAAATGGAGATGATCCATCTGATTTAGCTCTTGCACTGATTGCTTCCATAATTAATCTGTCTGCCGATTTGCGTTTTGGATTAATTGCTACCTCAGGTTGTCCAGGATATTCTCCAAATACAGCAGGTTGAGAACTCCAACCACCGTTTGCATATCCATGTCCATTACCTAAGAAGCTTAAGCTATCTCCATAACGGTGTCTGGCATAATTTAGACCTGCATAAATTGATGCATATCCATTATTCCAACTACCTAATCCTGGCTTACCATAAGCTGCAAAAGTTCCAGGCTTAACTTGCATCAAACCCATTGCTCTACCATCAGCTAGTCCATCAGTACCACCAACTGCATTAGGATTACCACCAGACTCAGTATTGATTTGTCTCAGTACCCTGTTAACCATATCACCTGATGTACTTAAACCTAAAGCACTTAATGCTTTAATTACAGATGGTTTCCATCTTTGGACGCCAGAACCTCCTGGATTTGAACTACCACCATCGTCAGTTTCTTTTTTAAACCAGCTAGCAATTAAATCCTTAGCTTTATTAATAATTCCGCCACCAAAATCTTTAATTATTGGTGGAACATTATCTGTAAAACCACTAAATATCTTCATAACGGTTTTAATAGGATGAGCAATAGCGTTTCCAATAGCTTCAGCATCATCAACAACTTTTCCACCAATTGATTTAGCTGCCTTAACTGCAGAACCTGCAAAAGATTTAACTTTCTTGCCTGCTGAACTAGCGAAACTTTCAATTCCACCAATAATTCCTCCACCTGCATAGTGTTCAATACCTTGTGAATTCATAAAGGCTTTAGTTTCCTTAGCATTTAAGATTTGAGTTCCTGCAGGCAACCAACCAGTCCAGTTACGTTGCTGTGGTATGAATGCTTTTCCGTTAGGCAGAATTGCAAGTTCTTTGTTGCCAGTTTCAGGCGAGTCGTGACCGTCATTTAACATGGCATGAGTTCCTTTAGTTATTTGCTTTGAACCAGAAGTCCCAGAAGCAAATTTAATAGTTGGAATTGTATGACCACTTCCACCTACATAGCTTAGCAACTTGTTAATACCTTTAATTCCACCATTTAAGAAACCAATTACGCTATTTAAACCAGATGTAAATGCATTCTTTACGTCTTTCCAGATACTTCCAAAGAAAGCTGGTAAAAATTGAAATGGTGATTCTATTGCTTGTACAATTCCACCAACAATTCCTTTTAAATCTTTACCTAAGTGTTTCCAATTACCTGTAAATAAATCAGCAAACGTTTTAAATAAGTTGCCTATGATTTTAAAAGTTCCTTTAAAGAAACTTGTCAAAAATGCTCCTGCACCTTTTGCAACTGCTTTTACTAAACTCATCGCAACCTTAAAGGTAACTCCTATAGCTTTAAATATTGGTTTTGCTTTCTTAAATAACCAACTAAATGCTTTAACCATAAGTTTTACGACATTTTGAGATTGTTTATTCAACCATTTCATAACACTGGCTAGTGCCTTAATATTCTTTTTTCCTTGTTTGGATTTAAAAGCTTTCATCATATATTTCCAACCATCGGTTACGGGTTTAAAAGCTTTTTTTATTGACTTAAAAGTATCTCTAAATATTTTCTTTATCGGACTAACAGCCTTTTTAATCGTTTTCATTGCATTACTAAATGCTTTACCTACAGGTTTAAATATATTTTTGAGAGGCTTAAAGGTATTTTTAAAGGCATTACCAATATCTTTCAATATTTTCTTTGCTTTATTCCAGCCTTTAATTAGCGGGTCAAAGAATCCCTTTGGAATCATTGATTGTACTTTTTTACCAATCCATTTACCTGCAGAACTACCAGCAATACCACCAATAGCTCCACCTGCCAATCCACCGACAGCAGTTCCCAATCCTGGAACAACTGAACCAATAGAAGCACCTAATGCTGAACCACCAAGTGTTCCACCAAGCATTCCACCTGCTGAACCAATTTTAGATCCTGCATTCTTATGATTCATACCAATTAACTGACTGCCTGCCACGGCAATATCAAGATAAGGTATTTTTGAACCTAGCATTCCTAATCCACGAGTTAAACCACCAAATCTTCCAACTCTTGTAGCGTCTTGAGCAACAGTTCCACCAATTTTAGCAAAGCTACCAACCTTACCAAATCGAGTTCCTGTTTTTTCAACACCGCCAAAGATTGATTTAAATTTAGTCATCTTACTGATATTTCTACCATTACGTTCAACTCGTGACATTTGTAAGCCATCACCTAATCCACTTGATGAATTACCAGAACCTGCAATTTCACTAGCAGTTCTCATCTTTCCTGATTCTTGAACCATAGAATTACCCATAGTTTTTGAAACAGGTGTAGTGAACATCTTACGTAGTTTACCGATTGCCAATCCAATAGCTCCAAAACTTTTAGTTAATGATCCGACTACAAGAGTTACTGGTGCTATACCAGCTACAAAAACTGTTCCATACGCAACAATTTTCTTTAGCCATCCTGGTGCAGATGAAAGCTTTGCAATCAAATCACTCATTCCATTAGCTACTTTAGAAAAGGCCGGAAGGAGTTCATTAGCAAAGGTTATTTTTAACTGTTCAATCGCTGCCTTGAATCTACCCATTTGTACCTTTGCAGTCTTTGAGTTTTTAGCTGATAATTCCGCTATATACCCTTTTCCATGATTTTGCTTTTGTGATTTCTCAACTTGTCCATTCAAATCTTTTAACTGCTTAACGTTGTTGGATAAAATAGTGGCTGCTTGCTGTCCAGTTTGACCAAATAAAGCATTAAAAATTGCTCCTCTATCTGTGCTAGACATGCCTTTCATCTTGTCATTCAATTTGCTAAAGACATCTTGTAATGGTAATAAATTACCTTTAGCATCCCTAAAGTCTTGTGCAGATAATCCAAGTTGCTTTAGTACATTTTGTGAAGCACCTTTTTTAGGTGAAACTAATCTACTCAATACTTGTCTAAGACCAGTACCTGCCTGACTGGCATCTAAACCATTATTGCTTAGAATACCAATAGCACTGGATGTTTCAGCTATTGATTGATGAGCATTATGGGCAGAAGCTCCAACATATTTTAAAGCTTCACCCATGCCATTGAAATCAGTAGCAGTTAAATCAGCAGCATACGCCATTTGGTTTAATACTGTTTTAGTATTAGCGGCCATTTTAGATGAGTTGTTAGTCTTAAGACCAAAAGATTCAATAGCAGAAGTAGCATTATGAACAACATCTGTATAATCATCACCTGATGCAATTGAAGCTTGTAAGAATTGCTTTTGAGTAGCCAACGTTTGGTTTGTAGAGTAACCACGTCTGATCAATTCTTCGTAACCTTTACCAATCTTTTCTTGTGAAACCCCGTATTTTAATGAGAGGTCGACACCTTGTTGACGCATTTTATTAACATTTCGTTGAGCTTCAACTGAATGTTCTCCACCAGTAACCGCTAAGTTCTTAATTTTTACATACTGATTTTGTAATTCAATCGCTTTTTTAGCTCCACTGATGAAAGCAGCCCCAAGTCCAAGTGTTACAAGCCCCATATTCCTACCAATCGATAAGAATTTATCTCCCACGTCATTTAAACGCTTGAACTTTGCTACTGATAAGCTTGCTTTCTGAGTTAATTTAGATTGTGATCTAGATAATCTATCGTTGTTATCAGTACGTGTATTGGTATTAGATGTTGATGATCTTGTTGCACTATCATCAGTTGTCTTCATCTTTTGAATTGACTTTGTAACTCTATTATTCCCTGATACAGCTTGATTGGTAAACTTTTTGCTTGATTCTAGTGCTTGTTTATTCGATTCGCTAACTTTATCAAAAGTGTTCTTATAGTTTTTAGCAAAATCAGATGATGATTTGGTAAAGCTATCAAGTTGCTTTGATAAACCATTCAGTGTCTTTTGGACTCTACCACCAGACTTGGTCATTTTAGTTAGTGCTTTATTAAAATTATCAATAGCTTTTTGGTCTACCTTAACAGGAATTTCAATTGTCGCTCTTCTTGATACATCAGCCATCTAAACACCTCCTAACATACCACTATATAGATTTCTTTGACTTTCAATCCTTTTTTTCATTGCATATACAAATACAGATAACTCTGGAGCATTCATATTTGATATCTTTTCAGCATCAATAGTAGTTGCTCCATTAATAAATGCATTCCACATAATATTGGCATTACTGTCACTATTGATATAGAACTTTACTGCTCTTTCAGATAAGATTTTTAAGCTAATCTGTAAGAAACGTTTCAGCTTGATCCATGAACCAGTGGTAAGTTTCCTTTGCATGTTTTTCAAAGAAGTCCCAACCAATTACATCATCAGTAACCTTGTCGTTGATAAGTAATGAATTGTTATTGAACATCTTAAATAATGCTTCATGGAACTTAGCAGGTGTTAAAACAATTGAAGTTTCTCCATCTTCTTCAACAACTACTGAACGCTTAGCGTCAATGGTTTCTGCATCACGAAGTGAAGGTGATGTGATTTGAACTTTAATCTTTGTTCCGTCTTTTTCAGTGATTTCTAAATCACGAGTACGACTATCAACATCAGTTACCTTTGTACGTTTTTCCAAAGGCATGTGTGAAGTATCAACATCGTTAGATGCTGAACTTGATGAAACCGCACTTTCTGCAACAGCAGATGATTGTACTTCTGCTGAACTTGATTTAATTTCTGAAGTTTCTGAATTTAAGAATTCTGCCATGATAATTTCCCCTTATTTTTTAATTAAGATTAAACTGCTGAAGCATCTGCATTAATGCATTTAAATGCAATTGATGCGTTTGGTGCTTCGTTACCTGCAGAGATATTTGGCTTCTTTTGAATAGAAGCTGTTGTAGTAGTAATACGTTCTACTGGTGTTGTAATAGTGATGGTATGTTGAGCATCGTAGTATGCTTGGTCAGCTGCCATCATCTTAGCGTAAATATTTGATAAACGAGATACGTTAACTGTTAATGTAGCTTGTCCATTGTGGTTAATGATACGAATACCATTACCATAAACATCAGATGAAATAGTGATATGGTCTTGGTCATATTCAAGTGTGAAAACATCACCTGATGCATAAATATCAGGTACGATACCATCAATTGAAATTACGATATCATTAACATCCCACTTCTTATCTGTTGCTACTGTACTTAAACTTGCCATTATATTTCCCCCTATCCTTCAACTTGTGGAAGAACCACAGTTTGACTTAGTGTTGCTGAATCAATTGTGTTAACTGGACGGTACTTGTAACTCATACCAGTTAGAACTCCTGATGCTTTCTTGCTATCTGAAACATCTGATGCCTTAACTGCTGTAATAGTGAAGTTAGGATCGATGTAATCTTTATCAGCAAAATCTTTTAATTCTGCATAGATAGTTGAATTGAATAATGAGATGCCTGCATCGTCATATGTGATACGACCATCATTTTGTAGGAACAGGTTGTTTAAGCTTGCTGATACACGTTTAGTAATTGCATCACGGATAACAATTGCTTGTAATTGGTCACCAGATTGAGTAACACCTGAAGTTAACATTGGTGTTCCTGCACGGTAAGCGTATGTTGCAATGTGATTTGGTTTGAAGTATTTTTCAACGTCAGAAACGCCAAATTCATACTTATCTTGTGGTGTGACACCGTTTAATTGGTTAACGAACGTTGCTGACTTACCAAGCTTTGCATTTGCGTAATCAGCTAAGAAATGAGCGCCAAAGTATTCATCTTTACCATTTACTAAAGGTTTAGCTAAAGTAAATGTTGCTTTGTTACCTGCGATATTTGTGGCTTTAACGAAATCAGCCATTTTACTTTCATCTGAATAAGGAAAATCAAAAACTACTTCCTTGTTATCTTGTTGTTCAACAAAGTTAGAAATTGTTGATACTGCAGTTTGTACGTTAGTAACATCACTACCAGATAATGTATCTACAACTGAATGGAACAAAAAGTATTGTGCGCCAGCATAGTAATACTTAGTGATTTGATTAGTTAATGATGTTGTATCACCTTGTTTGTAAGTTAAAACTTGGAACAATGGTGAATTTGCATTGCCAAAGTAGGCATCAGCTTGGTCATAAACTGCTGTACCAGGTTGATAATCGTTAATAACTGATTGAATTGATGTATATGATTGGAATGTTTCTGCATTACCTGCAACTAGAAGCATTACTCCTGCCATCCCTGGATCTAAAACAGGTCGTTCGTAATTAGTTACAATTTGAATTGGAGATAATGTTTGTACTCTTGCCAATTTAATAGCCTCCTATTGTTTATTTAGTCCATCTAGACCGTTAATTTTTTCAATTTTAGATTGATAGTTACGATATAGTGTTAGTTTCATTGATAAAGAACGCGCTGATACATTAAAAAGTCCTGCAAAATCATTTGTTGAACCTGATGTATAGTCACATTCCTTTAAAACAGCACCATATTGATGAAAAGTAGATTTATATTGTGGGTCAAACAGTAATGTGGCAATATCATCAGCCATCATTAAAGTTTCATTCCCATTATCTGAATAACATGTGATTTGAATAAGATAGTCTGCAATTTCTTTTTCACGTGAATGCAAACTGTTAGCAACTTCTGCTGTTTTGTTTACTGATGAAATGGTCACATATGGATAACTTGGCAATTCATTATTGGTGTAATCCATAATGACGTGTTTGCCATCCAAGCCAGTAATATCTTCAATCAAATGTCTTATTTGCCCATATAAACCAGACCAATCAAACGTTTTAGCTTGATAGATATTTCTAGCCATTGTGATCACTCCTATCTTGTAATTGGTAAACAAAAAAGCCTGCTATATCGCTATAGTCAGACTTCTTTGCAATTGATAACTGCTTATCTTTATATTTAACTCGTGTCTTTAAAGGTAAATCTATTTTAGATATCCATTCATATGAATAGTCTTCAACTGAACCACCAGATAACATGTTCAATGTATTACCTAATGAACTAGAAGCGGATGTCCCAGTTGGAATAATTGGTTCACACACTGTCACCCAATCACCTTCAGCATAATTATTCCCAATATCGCCAAAACCATCATCAGATGAGCTTTCAACTTCTTGAGTTGTCTTGTATGCTAATTCAACTTTAAATATCCTATATAGTCTATTTAAGGCTGTATTAAATGTTCTCTTTGCTACTGCGTCCATTAAATCACCACCCATGTTATAGAACGTTGCAAAGCCCCAGTATCAAGCAAAGGATTATTAAATCCTTTATTATTCTGTGTAATCTTTGCATTCATTGGTTCGTTAGTTGCAACCATTTCACGTTTCATTTCTATGCTTAAAAATTTACCAATTTTGTCGAATATTTGTCCCGCTGTTGTTTTATGCAGATATATATCTATAACGCCATTAGCGACCATATTTGCTATTTTGTTAACGTTTTTAGAGGCTGTCACGTCAATAAATGGTCTAGCAGGTAATTTAACTTCTTTTGTTAATAAGAAGTAAACTACCAATTTTCCATTTTCAACTCTTGCAAGTGTTTTCTGTCCTGATTTAGCAACATGCCAAAACAAACCATTAATCTCTCTAGCAGTACGTTTCCCAGCAACTGGCATAGGTATTGTTAACCATTGTCTTGTTACTGGATGAATAACAGCACCATTGTTTTGCACTTCTGCAATCATTTGATTATATTCAACCGTACGATTGCCAGTAGCAAGTAATGACCCAACAAAAACACGATGCTTATTTAAGTTTTCAACCTCTTTAATGCCCTGAGTTAAATAATCAAAGTCAGAACTCAAAATGTTTTAACACTCCAACCACCTAAATGTAGGTCATTTAATAAACTTATAAAATCATTTAAATAAGCCTTGCTACCATTTTCATTAGCAGACATTCCTACTTGGAATACATCCGCTTTGATTGTAGTAGCAATACCATCAGATTCTTGGTTTGATTTAATTAAATAAGCAGTATAAAGAGTTAACAGCATAATCTTATTATCTTTATTCAACACATTATATTTACTAACTTTAATATTTGCTCTTTGAATAAAGAAATCTAATTGATTAGTTGCATTCGGATCATCAAACAATTGCGAATAATTAGTTTTTAAATTATCGCTAACAGCTTTCTTGATGTCTTCATCCATATAAATCACCTTTATTCTTTATCGTCATCTACTTTGCTATCAGTTTTGTTTGTGTAACTTGTTGATGAATAATTTGATGCGTAACTAGTTGAAGTAGTTGGTGCATCTGTTGGCACTTCAATTACACGACCTTCAACCAAGTATGGTTGAGGTAGCTTTTCATTTGCTTTACGTAGGTTACCAACTGAAACACCGTACTTAGTAGCAACTGCATATTCTTCTTCATTTGCTTGTACTGTGTATTTCATTATTATTTACCACCTTTGTTATCAGTTGAGTTGTTTGCTGAGTTATCAGTTGTAGTTGATGCAGGAGTAACATCCTTAGCACCATTATTGTTACCAGTTAAAACAGTCATAACACCAACGTTGTTTGATGCCTTGATTAATGGTAGGAATACTTCTGAAACTTGGTACTTAACACCAACTGGGTCATCAATTACAGATGTTGTAACAGTAATACCGTCAGTAGTTGTTGCTACGTCGTAGCCTGCATTACCTGCTAATCCCATTTGTTCTTGAGTCTCAGTGTGAGCCATTGAACCAATCTTTTCAGAAGGTACAAGTACAACCTTGCCATCTGGAATGAATTTCTTACCACCAACTGATTTGTCGTAAACCATGATGTCTAATCCAGTTGCATCTTTGAAGATTGATTCTGCTTGAGCAGTTGAAGTAGCAACGTTGTTTGAAGCAGATCCAAGACCTAATGTGTTAGTGATTTGTCCAGAATGAATTAACTTGTTGTAAGTCATTTGGTTCATGATTGCAGTGTTAAATCCAACACCTAATTTGTTACTTAATTTTTGAGTAAATACATTTACATCATCTGTTGGAGTTGAGTCCTTTGTACCCCAATCTTTATCAACAGTAGTAAATTGTTCATCATCGTAGAAGAAATCAACAATTTCATTTGATGATGCATTTGGATATTTGCTAAAGTCAATCTTTCCGTTTACTAGGCCTTCAGTAAATAGGTATTCACGAGTAACACTTGCATTGTTAAATAACTTAAGTGCGTCTTGTAATTGTGTACGTACGACTGCTTGTTGTTCGTATTGTGAAGTTGCACGAGCTAATGCATCGTTAACTGCACGTCTTGTACGTTCATCAACTAGCATGTGTTTCTTGAATTGATTTAGCTTGTAAGTAGCTTCACGGAATCCTTGATTCTTCATTCTAGTTGAACTGGCGTCTTCAGTAACCATATCTAGTACTGATAGTCCTTGATCTTTACCAAATACTACGTTAACAGCAGTACCATTAACAACTTCATCTTCTAGAAGTACTTGGTATAGGTAAGTTGGTTGTTCGTTTACATTTGTGTTCCATACAGCAGCAACTGCTTGTGGACTTGCAATGTTTTGTAGTTCTGTTGGCATTTATATCTCTCCTATCTATCGATTACAGTAATTTTTGGTAATGACTTAACTAAGTTGTGTACTTGGTCGTCACTGTAGTATTTTGCCTTTGTGGCAGTTTCAATCATTGCACGGTTAATAACACCAGCAATAACTAAAGCACCGTCTACTTGACCGTTATTTACGTTTGCACGGTGTAATAGAACACCTTGAGCTTTGTTTGCATCAGTAGTTGGTGTCATAACTTGCTTACGGTCGCCAAGTAATACATCTGTAGATGCAGCTAACCATGTACCTGCTTCAATAAATTTATTGCCGTCAGCATCTGCTTGAGCAGACGGGTCATCAACAGCAACGGTAAATGCAACCGCTTGATCTTCTTTAACAAGGATTGCGTCATCTGGACTTAAAATGTCTCTAAATTGCATAATATATGCCTCCTAATTATTTAATGTCTTTCAAACTAAACTTTGAGCCTTTAAAAGTGTCCACAAGTTCTTTTGTCTTTTGACTGTCATCTAAGTGACTTGTGGTATTAGGAACTTGAACCTTTTGTTTGATTGAGCTAATTGACGCGTCAACGATTGACTTCAATTGGTCATATTTTTTAAATGTTTCATCTTCGTTATCAGAAACAATTAGTGAAAGTTGATCATCAGTTAGGTTCAATTTATCTTCGTTAGAACGCTTTAAAACCTTGTTTCTAATTTGCCCTGTAATTAATTCAGAATTTAAGGACTTGTTCTTTTCTTTCAAACCATTTAATTCATCTTGAAGTTTCTTCATTTGGTATGATTGCTTTTCATCATCACCCATACCACTTGTCTTTAGTTTTTCAACTTCTGCAGACAATGAATTAACTTGTTCTTTATTAGAATCAATGGTTGCATTCAAGGAATCAATTTGCTTTAGATACTTAGCATTTGATTTTTTAACAATTGAATTAACAAGGTCGTTGTATTCTGCAGGGATTTCTTTAGGTTCAGTATTATCTGTTCCTTCTCCTCCTTCGTCAGCAAAGAATTGTAGTCGCATAGGTAAAATATGCTTATTTAACATAATAAAAACTCCTTTCCATAGCTTTTAATGGTGGATCAATGCTTGCACCTATCCATAGCTTTTAATGACTTCAATGCTTGGTCATAAAAATTGAGCAAAATAAAAAGCCTTAACGAGTGTTAAGACTTAACTTGATACTTTATTTAAAAGATTAACCATTACATAGAAACACCTACAAAATGGATGCGTATCGCCAGGAATGTCAGGACAATCTGAAATATCATATGGTCCATTGTCTGCAATACTTGCACACTTGCTACATGCTCCTGGTTGGTTAACAACATCAACTTGTTTACCACCTAATTGTTTAAATGTTACTAAATTTACTTGATTAACAACCCTTGAGCTTTCTGTTTGTACTAATCTACGTGCGTTGTATTCGGCGATATTTATCCTATCAGATATATTCTGATTTGGTTTAAATTGTTTTGTATTAACATGCTTGGACAACGTTTGATTTAAATCATCTAACGTCATCCCATGCCTTAAATGTTTACTGACTAATTTCTGAACATCACTAGCGAGGTCATCAGCATTAATCCATAATCTATCAGACCAAATTGATGAGTTCTCACTATTATTAACAATATTTTGAACATTACCTTGATTAAAATTTAGATTCATTGTGCTATGCAACCACTTTGTTTGACTTGAAATATCAGAAATTAAATTCTGTTGTGTGAATTTTTCAATTTTAGCAGTCATATCCACTATACCTAATCCAATTAATGCAAACATTAACTGATATCTTCGTTGATATGCTAATGCGGTGTAAGCTTTAACTCTATCAGTGGCATTATTGCCCCAGTTAGACGCGTTACACTGCAAGATAGCTTGTTTCCATTGATTAATACCCCATTTATCAACCATAGAACGTGTCTCAGCAATGCTTAGATTATTCTCTTTAGCATAATGATTATAGAACTGTGTTAAGTGGTCACGAATGAACAACAATGCAGCATCATAATATGCATCAAAATGTTTTCCGTCCGAATTATCTTGATCAACTAACTGATTAATCCGTTTCTTCACTGTTGTTTGAGTTATCATCGCTATCACCACCGTTATTATCAGAACCTGCGTTCTTAATTGCATTATTTACAATGTCTTTAACGTTTTGAACGCCTTGTTCTTGTTCAGCCAACCAGTTTTGTACTTCAGCATGAGTATCATTTACTAGTGATAATGCTGATAGCTTAGTTTCATTAGTAACTTGTCCATCTAATGCCTGAACTGTTTGAGCTTCTTCAAGAACGTTCTTAGGAATTGATTGTTTATGATTAAACTCAATGTTTTGAACGTTAGCATTAACCTTTAACTTACTAAATAAGCATCCGAATAACGCTCTTAAGCTGCTATCCATCTTAGATGCCTTCGTTTCTGCTTTACTCATCATATCTTGATAACGTTGTTTCAATGCAATACCACTAATAGCACTAGCAGATTGACCAAACTTGCTATCGTTCATATTAACAACTTGAGCATTTTGATATACTTGTTCGATTGTTCTGTCAAGCATATGTTCTTGCATGTCGTCATTAATGTCTGGCGTTACATAATAAGCATTAGGTGTTTCTTGTTTGTCATCAGATAATGCATCAGATTCATCTTTGAATAAATTTAATACGTGCATTGTCTTAACGTTTGTAATTTGGTCATCAGTAAGTTTTGCTCCTGTTACAACTAAGATACCGTTTGATATTGAATTGATGTCGTTTGCTTTACTAGATAAGATTTCATCAGCAGCATCAATCAAACTTAAGACATTGTCAAAGATACCAACACGTTCATCATTTTCGGGTAATTCAAATACTGGAAAGCCTTCAAATGAATGAATGTTCTCTTGATTAAGAATGTTTGGTTGTCCTTCTTCAGTCTCTTGAACATTAACCATTGTTAAATTCCCTTTTGTACCACTAAAGTGATAATCTGCAACGTCATCCATAACCCAGATATCATTATTAGTTCCATTAGTAGAATAATTAATAGCAATTACTGGGTTATTTAATGGTGTGTTGTCATAGACAATCAATGTATCTCTAGGGCTTAATACTGCAATATCAATTGAATCAGCAGTATCAAACGCTCTAAAGTATGCTCTACCATAAATATCAGCTGTTTTAGCATATTCACTAGCCTTATCTGTGAAGTTAACATCATTCATCCAATTTGAAATTTCTTCGTTGGTATTATCAGATTCATCTTGATTTGTGTTATCAACGTATCTAATTTGAATTGGATCACCTATAAAGAAACCATTGAATGTATCGGTTAATTTCTTAGGTAAATTAACAATCAAACGATTATCTGGTTTACCAAGCGGTGTTGATGGTTTGTTCATAATCGTGTGATGACGACCTTTATAGTAATCTCGTTTAATACGATATTTAGGAACAATGTTTTCTTCGTGATAATTAGCAATACTTTCAATAATGCTTGGGTCAGCGAGCAATTGTTCTTTAGTTAAGGTTGTATGATAAACGTCACTGTCATCAATATAAACATTCCCACCGCCTGCAACAATCTGGTCATCATTTTCAGCCATTTCAAAACTATTAGCACCATTTTGGAAAGTTTGGCCAGTTAAAATATAATCTTGCAAATTCTTAACAATCTTACCGTTGATAGTTTCCATTTCTAACCTCCTTAAAAATCTTTGTACATTTGTACTCCATTATTTTTATCTTCTTTTGGTCTTAATACTTTCATGCAAAAATACCTCATTGCATCACAATTATGAATAATAAAACCGCCATTCACAGAATAGTTGTGATGACGGTCTACTTCCATATTGTAAACATCTTCTTTACCGATGTATCTTATCGATTTAATTTTAACTTTTGTTGTTCCTGAACCTTGTCCTACATTCTTTGGAGCACGTTTTTGCTTTCCCATATTTATTTGTTGAAAACTCCTTTCCACAAATTACACATTTTCTTAATACATTATCCAATCCCATATTTCTTCTATATTGGCTTTTACATTTATTTGAGCAAAACCTAGAATTTTTTCGAGATGCATGATTAGTTACGTATTCTTTACCACATACTTCACATATAAGATTAACTTTCTTCATCCAAATGTCTTTCATCTCATTATAATGCTTTGAATGCCATGCATTTCCATCTTTGGATGCATGCCATTTTGGAGCTTTTTTTATTCCTTTCTCGTGAAATTTCTTTAACCATTCTGGATTAGTTTCTTTTCTATATTCTGCTTCAAGCTTTAAATGTTCATGTTCCGTCATAAGTCTTAAATTACTAAGTTCATTATTGTCTTTATTATGATCAATATGATGAATTTGATAGCCCATTGGAATTTCACCGTGTTTTTTAGACCAAACATACCGATGCAATCTAACTCTTTTTCCATCTTTTATTGATTTACTACTAAGATAGTACCCAGATTTAGAATCTTTCCTAAATTTAATTCCATCCAAAATTACTGTATTCATTATCTATACCTCTACCTTTATAATAGAATCTTTTTCAGTTAAATCTTTTACACTTTTCCAACCACTATCAGTTAAAACTTTATGGTTATCTGTTGCTTTAATTGTACTTCCATTTTCTAATGTAATCATGAAAATATCAGCATTTTTTCTAGTTTTCATAACATCATGATAAAAAGATTTACTTTTAGATTTATCAATTTCATCATAGCAATACACCTGACCACTTTTTCCAACTAATTCCTTAATTGGCTTTTTCCCATTAACTGTATCAATTAATGTATCTCCCGTTACGCATGCGTGATCGAACTTTTTAATTACTTGGTCTTTACCTTTTTCTGCAGCTTTTGCATCCCATGAATATGTTTTTAATTCTTTGAACAGTGGTTGCATCTTATTTGTAAACTTAATTGAACCGTCATCCATTCTCATTTGAGTTACACGAATACCGTTGTTAACATCATTATTTGCTTTAACAACTTTATATCCTCTCAGTTGTAGCGCTTTAATCATTGAACTAGCGGACGGATCCATGATAATTCCTTGTGGTTTAATACCGTGTAGGAAGTGAACAAAATCATCAGCATATTGTTCATCACTCTTCTGTAGTTGATGTTCGTCACCATCGTAATAATAAGTGTCTAAGGCGTACCAAATACCATCAGTACCTTTTCCCCAAAGTATAAATACCATTGGGTGATAGATACCATAATCGGCACTAACAATGTATGTCGTAATGCTTACATTATCTGGAACATCACTTATCATAGTTTCTTCATCGAAGTTACTATAAACAAGTCCATCAGCTGATACCCATTCACCCAAAATAAAACGTTTGTAGAACGCTCCTGAATACATCGCTGACGCATCATCTATCATCTGTTGAGTTAATATCGGATTGTCGTGCATGTTAAAACGCAATCTAATCGCTTTTTTACTCTTTAAATCATCAATCCATTGACGTTTAAACCAGTGATAAGGATTAGATGGATTACAGTTAAACCAATATTTATGACCTTCAACTGATAAACAACGACCAGTAGCTTGGTTTACAAACGACTCTGGCATAAGTGCTACTTCATCAAAGTAACAACCTGCTGCTGTTAACCCTTGTACAAGGTCTTGACTTGATTCATCTTTACCACCGAACCAATAGAATGTATTTGTTACACCGCCATAATTGATAATCATCTTGTTATCAGATTGACGTTCAATGATGTTATAACCACGTGGACGTAAGTAATTCTCTAGTGGCTTAATAACGTTACGTTTAAGGGATGCAATTGTTTTACCGGCAATGATAAAGTCCATACCGTCAAAGTTGCTCATAGCCCAATAAATGAAAGCCTGTGACATCCACATAGTCTTACCTGTACGGATAGAACCATCAGCAATGAATGCATTCTTGTTCTTCCATTTTGGATCGAATGACCACTTAAGAATAAACATTTGTTTAGCTGATGGTGGTGTATATTCAACTGACATGGATATCACTTCCTTTCACGTGTTTTTATGTACTAAAAAAAGGCTAGATATTAGCTAGCCTTTACTCATAATTCTATAACGAAAATTTCCATTATTAACACTATTAACACTAATAGAAACATTGTCAGTGCTTTCCATTAAAGGTATTGTACTAACTATTCCATAGTCCTTAACTTCCAATTCAGTATCACCATCTGATACGTCTAAACCAATTTTCAAGTTAAACTTACTATATGGGGAATAAAATAAGTTTCTTACATTGATGTTAATAATATCATCATCACGGATGTAGATACTGTGATCACATTTGGAATGTATATATTTAGACAATTCAGAAACAAAATGTTTCATTGCCTTTTGGCTTATTTTGAACGTATCAATTTCGACAAATTGACCAACTGAATATGTCTGTACTTCATAAAAATCTTTGTTCAGTTCACCATATTTAAATTCCATAATTAATCACCTTTTTGAATTAGATATTCTTTAAATCAGCATTTTCTATTAGTCTTTTTAATTCATCCAGTATTTCCAACTGGTATCAAAATCTTTATCTTTAACTTTATGAATGAAATCATCACAACAATTCTTAATGTCATTAAAATCCTTAGGGTCAAGAACGTTGACATTGTCGACCATAGCCTTAATTGTTTCAATCCATTTAATAATTTCATCATTAGTCATAACTATTCTCCTTTGTGAATAACCGTTAGCAATAACATATTTTAAGTGCCAAAAATAACTAAATTTCGGCAAAACAAAAACGCTACAACCATTGATATAACAACGATTGTAACGCCTTTATTTTGTCTACTTTACATAAGATATATTAGACGAAGTAAGCTAATAAACACCTATACAACAACGTTTTTAAACGTATCTATATAATTTCACAAACTTCCTTGTGAAATCGCCTATTGTGAAGTAGGTTCACAAACTTTATTATCTTCTTTCGAAGTTATCTTTAGAACTATTTTTTAAGCCATTTAGCATGCTCTTTGGTACTTTGATTAACCCAACCTGCCATAATGTCATCAATGTTTTTCTTGTTATCATAATCAATCTTGCGTTTGTCTCCACGGAATTCTTGACGAGCAACGTTATAAATTGCTTTAGATAACTTAAATTTTAACTCGTTGTCACGTTTATCTACTTGAGTTGATTTAATATATTGTTGCATTAATTCGTTCAGTAGTATTAATTCTGTGAAATTTAGATTAACATTTGTTGTCCTTGTAAACAATGCGATAATCAATCACTCCTTATTAGGTAATATCAATATAATCAGTAAAGCTACAATCAACGAAGCATAACTGAACAACTTCAAATATTTAATCATTCTTCAATCTCGCTTTCGTCAATTTCATCTTTACCATTTTCAACAGATTTCCTAATCGCTTGAATAAGTGGATCAGACTTAGTATCAGTCTTTTGTTCAGGCAAGATTTTAACCAGCTCTTTAAGCATTGAAGTCTTATCATACATATCTAACTTAAATCCATCCCTGCCGCTTGAAATCGACTTAATACCGCTAGTATCTATTGTATTGAAGTCTTTTGGAATAACATCAACCGTATAGTAGTAATGTTTAGTGCCGTCAGCGTTTTTTTGACCTTTGGAATAAACTTTTTGAATATCAATTGTTACATAATCAGATATATCAGTACGGCTTAACTTAAGCATGTCGTTAATAACATCTTGCGCATTTGCGACCATTGTATTAGCCATTTCTTCTTTGCATTCTTCCAATAATAGCTTTACGTTAGTCTTTGCGAGCAATGCTGAACCATTTGTTCTAGCCGTTTCATATGAACATCCGAACGACTCTTGATAAGATTTTGTCGCGTTATAATACTGCAAGTAGAGTAAAACAAATCGCTTCTGTTTATCATTAAGTGTTTCATTGCTTGTAACTTTATCTGTAACGTTCTTATTTGTAACAGCGTTACGTTTTTCCATTACACTTTTAGGCTTATGCGTTACATCTGTTACATCATTCTTATCCGATTGTTTTTCTAATTCCTTAGCAATCTCTGGATCAACTTGCCACTTACCACGTGAACGATGAACTCTAATAGTTGTTGCTTTAACGCCATACTTCAATGCTAAGTCCTTATATCCGATACCTGACTCATAATCTTTCTTAATTGCTTTCCAATCTGCCATAGCACCTAATAACACTCTCCTTTCATCTAGTCTTATGTAACGTTACATTGTTACGTGTTACATTATTCAGCCTTAACGTTCTTACTTTCATCATATAACGCCTTACGTAACACTTTAATGCGTTTCTTCTTAGTTTTAATATTGCTTTGAACATAAAACAAAACTTCATTAGCATGAGAATTAATATATTCTGCTTCATCTAGGCTTTGTATCCAATCATCTTCTGGATTATTCATTTTACCAATCACTATCTTCACATCCCTTATACGTATTTTTATGCTTGTTGCAAGACTCGAACTTGCTACCTTATGTTTACAAGACATATGCTCTACCAGTTGAGCTAAACAAGCATTAAAAAAGACGCCTTTAATAAAGACGTCTTGTTATAAATTATTTTATTAATTTTTCTTCCAAAGCATCAGATAAAACTTTCGAAACATTGATTTTTTTATTTTTAGCCATAACATTTAAATATTCCGGAATTGTCACGTTTCTTCTCACTATTCTCGGATTTTTTCTTCTAAATTCACCCATATCTACATCTACGTAAACAACCTTTTGATTATCATCAATATCAATATCATCAAGATCAGAAGGCTTTGGATATTCCTTTTGTTTCATATCCTCTAATAAATTACCTATTGCATCTTTAGCCATTTCAATAGCATCAAACACATCTTTGCCTTGTGTAAATCCACCTTCTATATCAGGAATTTTAACAAACACATCTTTTCCTTCATCTTCTAATATTACTGGGTATAATACTTTGTCATTTATTTGAGTCATTATATACCTCCACTAACATATACATTGTCAACAACTTTTTACATTTTTAGATACACGAAAATAAACGTCAATTATTATTTATTTTCGCGTGAATTGTTATGGCTTCTTTATTCCTGCTTGTTTGAGAATGGCATTTTCTAACCCTTTCCCTAACTCTTTAGCATGAACCGGAATTATAATGGTCTTCTTAGTTTCATCATTGAACATTTTTAAATGGGAAGAACCATTATGACTCTTTTTGTAAAAGCCATGTTTTCCAAGAAGTTTTATCATTTCCTTGGCAGTCATTGGCAATGTATATCACCTCTTTACTAATTTATATATATTATTATACACACTAAATACACATTTGTAAACAAAAGTACATTAAATTATTTAAAAAGAGAGCTATCGTTATCATAGCTCTCTATAACAATTTATTCAGATGTTGTTTATAAATTAACGGAAAGATTTTACACATTAGTTATGCATACATATTTCATCCTAAATAAATTATTTTTTGCCTAATGGCAATTGTGGAAGATAGGTTTGAACTATCATCTTTTACATACGTAAACGAGTTACATTACTCAATTCCACCAAAAACCACATCTCTGTGGTTACAAGTGTTATATTTTCTCAAGATACTGCCTGTTATCGGTACAGGCAAATGGTAATCCAGGAATTAAACCTGGAATGACGCTAGTCATGTAATCATACTTACCTAGTAACAACATATCACTAGATTCCCCGGAAGCTACCATTGTGGTAGCAAAAACTAATAACGGATTCGAACCGTTATTAGCAAATGTTTTTAAAGAGATGAAAAACTGCTATAAGCTACTCACTTATATATATTTTCTTACTATACCAATTATAGTCTTTTCAGTTTTTTTATGGTCTTAAATCAGTTTAAATTAGTCTTAATTTTGTCTATTTTAAAGGAATTTCAATTAAACTGCATGATATACCAAACCAATATTTTGCTTCATTCAAATATTTATAATAGGTAGCCTTACTTATTCCAAGCTTTTCCCATTCAGGTACTCTTTTAAACTTATCAATATTAATATATTTGTTATAAAGTAGTGCTTTCATATCAGGTCTAAGATTATCAATGGTTTTTTCAACACAATCACAATATTGTTGTGAACCAATGTGATCAACGATGCTTGATTCTGCAGGATTATCAATCTTACTACCCTTGGGCATTCCATCACTATCTGGGCTACCAATCGTTCCTGGTTGTTTCTGAGACAACTGGTATTGAAGCTCGTAATTCTGTAAATATTCGTTTGCTCTTGCTATTAATTCGTCTCGATCAATTCGGTCATAAGTAAGCATATTATTTATACGTCCTTTCGTAAGCTTCCATAAAGGCTTTAGTTTCTTTTGTCCATTTATTTCTGGGGATGGATAGCATCCCATAATATATTGCTGGTTCAGCATCTAGAATTGCATATTTTAATTCATATTGTTTAACCGCCTGATAATTCGCAATCTCATGTATACGCCATGCTAGGTTAGATATTAGTGTTCGTCTATTCATTGTTTTATTGCTCCTTTATCAGCTAAATTTAGCTTATCTATCATTTCGCTTGTAAGCTTAATAGGTTTAATCTGATACTTTTGCATAAAAGTAGTTATTCCATCAGTATGTTTGCCTGATATATGATGCTTATCGCATAATGTCCAAGCATAGTATCCTACTTGATTGACATGTCTACGATTCCTACCCATCCCAATAGTATCAACATGATCAAGCTGAGCATGTGTTTTCCCACAAACAAAACATATTCTGTGCATAATAAGCTGATATCGTAATGCATAACTATGTTGTATTTCGTCCATGAGTTTTGTTTTGAAAGGTATCTCATTTTGAATGCAGAACGTTATCTCGTATTCTAGGAATTGTTTAGCTATTTCTATTGAGCAATTGCTAAAACTAAACCATACTGGATTATCCATTTGTTCTATAAACTTAATTTTAAGTATCTCTTCAACATTAACCTGTGTATATCCAAGATATTCAGCTATTTCATTAAATAGTGCGAATATCTTTTTTCTTTGGTCAACAGTTATATGCCTACCATCATCAAAATACATCGTTGACTGAGAGCCAATTGCATTTGTGATCATATAACGTTGGTTTTCAGACAAATCTTTAAGCCTAATGGTTATTTCATCATCATTAAACGATTTAATAAATCCCGTTTCTTGCATTAGTCATCACCAACTAAAACTACCTTTCGTGTTGCAATAACTTGATAATAAGGTAATTCGTCTATTTTTTTAAAACTCATATTTGTTTTTTTATGAATAGCATTTTTTAAAACCTTTTGAGTTTTCCCAGTAATCTTTTTCCCGTCAATAACTGACCATACATATTGTTTGATGCGTAAATTATTCCTAGCAACAATTGCAATTACTTGTGGTTCAGTTAGTTTCATCGCGTTTGCAATTTCATTGTTCGTATATCCATTAGCTACCATTTCAGCAATATCAAATACCATTTGATTATTTGTTTTAATTTCTGGTTTAAGTTCATATTGATGAACATCATCTATAATTCTTTTAGAAAATTTCTTTTTCCGTTTTTCGCTTAAAAAAGATTTTCTTAGTTTATTTAGTTTAATATTATTGTCATTAACATTAGAAATAGATCCAAACTCTGCTTCTAGTTCCTGAATAAGTTTCAATTGTGATTCTTCCAAATTAATCACTCCTTTACATATACATCCCTCGTAAATATGTGCTTATCTACACCAAATTGCTTCTTAAACTTTTTCGGACTAGTTTCATATCCCAGCTTAATTACACTATTCATTAGTTCATTCAATGTTGATGCTCTTAATACTTTGTCATCAACTACCACTTGATAATATGAATGCCTTAGTTGAGCTCTAGTTATACAAGTAAGCACGCTAGAACGTTTTGAACCAATATTTTTAGCAATTTCTGATGACTTAATATCTGGATTTTTAGCAATTTCAATTGAAATCAATTCATTCAATGTTCCATGTTTTTTCTGAATTTTTGCAGGTGTAATAGCCCCTATGTGTGCATAAACATGTTCGTTTTTCTTGTATACCTCTTCATCTTCTTTACCCAGAATGTCTCTACTTTGAAGTTCAATTAAATCAGGATCATCATTAGGAGCATTTTCAATAGAACCATACTTGTGTTCTATCTTTTGTATTGTTGAAATGATGTAATCATGTTCACTTGTCATTATCCTCACCACTCTTTTTATCATCATGAGTTAATTTATAGTAATTGTATTTGTTGTTGAATAACGCAATGATGATGTACTCTGCTACATCCTTGATTAAGTTACAAACAATAGATACAAATACAATTGCAATTCCAGATACTATAAGCCAATAAACTAAATCTGATATTCTCATTCTGCTATTCCTTCTTCATCTAAAATTTGAATTATTTGATCACCATTTTGTCTAACTGAAGTTATGTTAGATGCATAATAATCTCTTGTTCTAATATCTAATGAATTATCTAGATACATTTCTTGAACAACTGCATTTAGCAGTCGATTGTTAGCTTTGATTTTGTCAATTAGTTCTTCTTTTTTCATTGTGTTCTCCTTTATGCATAAACTGCGTAGTCAAAGTCATATGGACTATCTAGATAACTGACTTTGAACCAGCGCATTTCATCTTCTGTAAAAAAGCTAGCTCTATCTTCACTATCAACTAGTGAAATCTTGTAAATGTTGCCTTTAAACCATTTCCATCTGTTTCCTTTTAGAACTTTTAATTTGTACATCTAGAAATCCACCAGCCTTTTGTCTTTTGTTTTTTCGGTAAATTTAATTAGATGTCCTTGGACACCCTTTTCCATTCTTGATACAAGTTTTGGATTGTACATAGCTTCTAACTCTTTAGCATTCAAATTGGTTGTGATGATTGTTCTTGATCTTGCATTTAAGATTCCAAATAAAATCTTTTGTACGAAATCACTAGCTGACTTATCCCTATTCATACTTGCCTCACTGCCTAGGTCATCTAAAACAAGTAAATCAACATTAGTGAGCAATCTAACCATATTTCCTTCCGAATATTTGTTATCAGAATAATTAAAGCTATCCTTGATTCTTCTAAATAACTCGTCAACTGATACAAACAAACATGATTGAGGCTTTTCTGAAGTATTATTGACTGCTTTTAACATTGATAAAGCTAGGTGAGATTTACCTCTTCCAGGTTCTCCAGTAAGCAATGTATTAAATTGATTATCTTTATTTAGGTATTGATAAGCAGATTGTTTAGCAACGTGCAAAGCCTGTTTTTGTTCATCATTATCAACTTCAAAATTATCAAAAGTAGCATCTTTTAAATCACTGTCAGTCATAATGCTGTCTTTAGCTAAAACTTTACTTGTGCGCCTTTTTTTAATCTGGTTCGTATATTTAATCGTTAACTCTTTTTCTTTCGTTTCATGCTCGTTTTTTTGGCATATAGGACAAAATGGTTGTTCTTTTGAAACGTCGAAAATAATCTTATTAACATGATGCTTTGAACATTTTTCATCAGTAACCGTTGTATGCTTGTTTAAAAAATCATTAAACATGTTAGAAGTCGATTCCATGTACCTCACCACCTGTATTTCTTGTATCTACTTTTTCATTTAGGTAATCATCAATTTTTGATGCTCTAAATAATGTCTTAATTCTTAAATATTTATCCATTTTAGGGTTGTTAAGCCATGATGCACATTTGATATCAATAACACGCTTTAGATCATCAATTGAATAATCTTTTAGTCTAGCTTCTATTATTTTGTAATTAGATTGTGTATTTCTGAAGTGCTTGTCTGCTTTATCATTCAAGTAAGCAATTACTTCTTTTGCATCACTATGGTCGTGTTCGTTAGAACTCGACATATTATTATTTAATCTATTAATTGATTTATTAAGTAATCTATTATCCTTGTATTCTGATACATGGGGCTTTGTATTTTTATACAAGGGGGTATTGTATTCTGATACATGGGGTAATGTATTATCATCCAATGGGGCATCAGGTAAATATAGATATCTTTTATCAACTTCTTTTGTCCCTTCTTTATAGACAAGTTTTCTTTTTAATAGATTCATATCGACTAGTTTACTTATTGAATGCGCTACTGTATTCGGTTTGACTTCAACCACTTCAGCAATTCTAGCGTTGCTCATAAAACATATCTTGTTTACGTTTAGCATGGTATATGCAGCTGCGTATACTTGTTTATCTGTTGTAGTTAATCCAAGTCCGTTAAGGAACATTGGTATTTGTAAAAAGTACTGTGGTTGTTGTTCATTATTTATCATGCTTATCACGCTTTCTCTTCTTTAGATCATGATAAATATAGTTAGCATTCCAACCGAAGTAGATGCTACATATGATTAGAACAATGATGCTTACAGCAATGTTTAACATTTATTACACCTCTTTTTTAATTGCTTACTTAATTTTTCATATAATCTTCCAGCTTCTTGTCTAGTTAACTTAATTCCGTATACTTCAATTAGATTTGGCTCTTTGTAACAGCTAAACCAATCGTTTTGATTTTCTTTTGATAGAAATTCAATCACTAATGATTCGTTAATGTCATTTGAACTTCTAAAGTCGTATAGCTTGAAAATAGTAGTATCTTTTTCCTTGCTAATTTCAAATATTTTCTTTCCATAATTATCGAAAAAAGATACAAAAATAACGCCATTAATTCTATTAAGCCCATAATTAAGACCTGACTTTTTAGAAAATTCTTGATAATCCATTATTCATCCCTACTTTCTAAAAAGGTAAATCATCATCAGTGATGTTAACTTGATCACTTTGATTTCCAAATGGAGACATATTATTTTGTTGTGATTGTTGAACATGATTGTCTTGTCTTGGTTCTAACAATGCAAAATTTTCTACAACTACCTCAGTAACATATACTCTTTGTCCTTGTTGATTCTCATAATTTCTTGTTTGAATACGTCCATCAATACCAACCAAAGAACCTTTGTGGGTGAAGTTAGCAAAGTTTTCAGCAGATTTACGCCAGATAACACAGTTGATAAAATCAGCTTCTCTTTCACCTTGTTGATTGGTAAAAGCTCTATTAACTGCTAACGTGAAGTTAGCAACTGCATTACCTGATTGAGAATATCTAAGTTCTGCATCCTTTGTCAGTCTACCTATAAGTGTTGTTCTGTTAATCATTTGTCATTGCTCCTAACTTTGTAATTTGTCCTTTTACTTCTGCTTCTACATAACTATTAAGGTTAGCTAAATCATTTGCTCTACACTTTTTAATATCGTCAATCTTGTATATTTGCTTTGCTTTAACAAATATTTGTTGAGCATTTTGCTTACCAATTTTATTAATAGCTTGTTTTGCATTATTGTTATATCTAACTTCTTCAGCCATTAGTTTTTCAGATTCATTTAACGGCTTTGATTGGCTAGTATTTCTTTTAGTTGTTGCTTGACTTGATTTTGGTTGTTGTTGATAATTACGCTTTTGATATCCGTTATTTTGCTTGTTATATCCATTCTTTGAAACGTTTGATGCATTATTACCGTCGTCATCTTCATCGGCGACAATCGCTAAATTTGTAGTTAATGCATAACGTCTTGCATAAGTTGATGCCAATCCAACTCCCTGAGCAGTAATTTTTTCAAGTGGCAAAATAATTGGATTAAATTTAATCATCCCTAAATCTGAGACAATAATAGTTTGGACAGATAATGTTTTTCCTTCGTTGTTCATTCCAAAATCTTGAAAGAATGATAATCCTAATGGTTCTAAAGCTTCTATAGCTGTTTCCTGAACACTTTGTAATGATGCATAGCTACTTTTACTAAAAGGATTGCTTTTGTCCTTTTTTGGTTGCTTGACATTCTTTTGAAAATCAACAAGCTTCTTCATCAATTCAAACTTGTCTTTATCTTCCTTAACAACAAATTCCACTTTAATCACTCCTATTCTGCTGATTTAAAATCAATATTATGTTCCTGCATATATTTAGCTAGATTAATTAAGTCTTCATTTTTACCTGTAACTGTTAAGGTAAACGTTTCTAACTTTTCAACTTCACCCGTTGCAGTATCAATACGTTTATTATCGATAACTTTAGTTCGTGCTTTTTTAGCTTCATTCATTGCTTTTGTTTCAGCATCAAGTGCTTCTTGTCTTTTCTTAGCTCTTTCAACATCTTTTTGCATTCTTTGAACAACTTCAATCGATGAAACCCCCATATTTAATTGATATACATATGAATCCGGATTTACATTAAGCTGTTCAGCAAACGCTTTGACGTTTGCCACATCGATTTCAAAACGGCTAATTTCAGCATCCTGTAATTTAATTGCTTGAATCGCTTCATCTTGCCATGTCTTTTTACTAGTTGATTTATTCAACCATTTTGGATTAATAATGATGTCCTTAGCATCTGCTTTATGTTCTTTACAAACTTCTTCAATGAATGATCTGATTTGTTCTTCTTTTTGCTTTACTAATCTTTCATCGTAATCATTCAACTGTAGTTTTAGATTATTAATGGCATCATTTAACGGTGCTTCAATGTCCTTAATGGAGTTTTCAAAATCTTTAAGTGGAATTTGGTATTGTTTCTTGTACTCTTTGCGCTTATCTTCTAGTTGCTTTAACAAACCGTTAAGTTCTGTTTTAGTTTTTTTATCTTCTTTTACAGTATCGTCAGTGATAATTAAGTCTTTATATTTATCTGCGACTTCACTTACTGCATTTCTTAATAATTCTGAGTTTTTTAACTCCAGTTTACCTACTTGATAGTCTACTGTTACGTTATTACTAATTTCTTGCATTTTATTTCCTCCATTACAAATCTTGAATTCTTTGACCATCTTCAGTAGAATTGAAGTTAATCAAAGCATTTGATGTTATTACAAATCGGTCGTTGATGCCCCACGCATTAACGGCTTTTTTTGTACTTTTTAATTGCTTCTTCTTTAAGTAGATGCAAAATTTCATAAATGAATTTAAAAATATCAGCAAATTTCTCCTTTCTTTCCATAACGAATATTGTTGTTGGTACAGCGAACATCCATCCCAAAATGAATTCCATCGTTGAAAGTTGCCATTCTGCTGATGTCATTGTTTAATCACCCTTTCTTTAGCAATTTGTTGATCAAGTTTTCTTTGAAGGATTTTTACTTCTTCTTTTAAGTTTTTAATTTTAATTTTTTGTGATTCTAAAACTTCTAGCAAATCTCTATTTGCCTGGTAATTTTTCATTTAAGGTTCTCCTTTTTGTTATTTATAGTTGTATAATTTGTTTATCTCCTGTTGAAAGGAGGTGATTTTATGTGTGAAAACAATCTGGAAGACTTGAGTAAAAGTATGCTTGATTTGAAAAATTCACTAAAAGATATTAATGGTCATACTGAGATTGACATGTATGAAGTTCTAACTGATGTTTTCTTAAGTCATTACACCGATTATTCAAGTATCAATGAATTTCTAGATGCTACTGGAATTACTGATGAGGATGTTAGAAATTACAACAATTCACCAGAACATTTAGATAAAATTGCTCAAGAATATGTTAAATTTGAATCATTCGGTCAGTTCTTACTTCAAGCTTCTATTGATAAGAAATTTATCGATCATGGTTTCGATTTAAGTTAAATCTAATTTTGATTTGGTTAATCCTATCAATGGTTTGATTAATTTCACATGTTAGATTATTTAATTGCTCTGATTGGCTTTTTAGCTGATTGGAGTATTTTTTTAATTCCTCTAAGCCATCTTCAGCAACATGTAAGTTGATTCCTGCTTTTCTTAGTTCCATTGACTTTCCACCCAATCTCCAACGTTGAATTTAACCTTATAATTGTTACTTGTTATCACATCACCATTGCCACAAATGACAGCTACGACAACGTTATTTGTATCTACAATTGTGATGTTTTTATATTCTTTATCACAAATATTGATTTTATTTTTCACATTTTCATCTACTTTCTAGTTTTCATTAATTAGACTCTCTAATGTATAATTTAAATATCCCTAATTCTGATAAGGATGTGATTACGATTTATTTAATTAATTTGGTAGCAATAATAATTGGAATTTTATCTGGAACTTTTAGCATCATTGGTTTTGCATACTCATATAAACTAAATGTTGCTAATATCTTTATAAATGTCAGAAAGGTAAATGCTATATATGGAGATTCAATTAAAGTAGTGATTGGACTAACTAATGAATCTTCCAACGGAATTGAAATAACTGATCTAAAATTATTTCAAAATGGTAAGCAAATTAAAGATAATGGGTATTATTATCAGAAAGAAAACGATACTTATGCAAAAAAATATTCTATTAGTAAATATCTTTTTAATACTTCTTCTTTAACAGCTCCCAAAGGTTCTGAAGAATATGAGATACATTCCAATTCTGATAATTTCAATGGAACGCGGTTATTATCTAAAGTTGGAATAACCACATATTACTCATACTGGATAAATAAAGATCAAGTTCCTGATACTTTGAAAATAACTGCTAATAAAAGACTTCGATTATTTTCAAAGACGAAGCGATATTCAATTTTTTGAATCTATTAATACGATTATCCCAAAGACAATTGCAATTAAATTCATGATTATGTCGATAATAGCTAATGTTAATAAAAGCATTTCGTCCTCCTAATCTTTTATTTTCTATTCAGTATCAAAGGCTAGTCATCATAGACTGGCGTTAATCGAACCCTATAACCGTTTGCTATTTCAAAGTTATTAGAAGTAACTTGAGCAACGATTTTAGGGTTCTTTTCGTCTGTTTCAATGGTTATTCGTTGCCAGTCAGACATTGGTTCATTGTTACCTTCTATTTGTTTAAATGTTTCATTATTAATGGCTTCTTTTTTTGATGCGTTCATATCTATGCCTCAACTTTCTTATTAATCAATTCCATCTTGGTTGCTGTCGCAGGTTCCCATGCATAGATATATTGCATGACTTTTTCAAAATCTTTATTTTTAATTTGTGATCTTGCACTAACACCAGCAATTCTCTTGATGCCGTGATTAATATCACTGAACAGCAATGAAACATTATTTTTATTTCGATGATATCGTCTATCATCTAGGTATTCATAAACTCTTTTAGAAACTAGTCTTCCAATCACTGCATATGAACCAGTATCAAGCAAAACATTATTTTTTAAATCGTTAACATCCTTTTCAATGCTTTCTACTCTTTTTACGGTTCTATTTGTTACATTCATTGTTAACAACAATTTTTCTTCTGGAGAATTTGGCAATTGTGTTTCATTATGTTTATTGATGTAACTTTCAATTTTATTAAAAGCTTGGATGTAATCTAATTTAAATTCATTAGCTTTTTTTCCAGTGAAACCAAAAGCAAGTAATGTGAAACCATCTTTCGTCATAAAATAAGTTTTACGATTTCTTCCATACGAGTCCTTTGTTTCACCTTCTAAAAACATCTCCCCAAAATTGGGGATATCTTTTTTTAGTTTTTCAATATTCCTAATGATATGGTCATGCCTTTTTTCAAAAGTTTTTGCCACTTGAATGGAATCAGTTACAGCTTGATTATTTTTTACTTCTACAATATTTTTCATTTCAAACTTCCTTATCTATTAATTGTTTTGTTTAACTCAACATTAAGTGTAAAAAAATATTTTGGAATTTCATCTTCCGAAATATTTAATTCTTTACAAATACCAATGATCTCATTTTGTTTAAAACCCTTACCATGAAGTTTATTCCTAAGAGTAGCTGATGTAATGCCAATCCTCTTAGATAATTCTTCCATAGAAATAGTATTGTAACTTTTAATTTTTCCAATTAATAAAGTGAAATCGAACATATTTTTAACTCCTTTCTTGTTGATGATTAGTTTTGTTTAACTCAACAAACATATATTAATACTCTTTTTTATCAAAGTAAAGTTTTTTTATCGAAAAAGTTTATTTTTATAAAACATGTTTGCATAAAATGTTGTTTAAACTCAACTGTTGCTTTATAATTATCTGTGTTGAGTTACAATAATCAACAAATTTATTAAAGAAGGCGTTTTTATGGAAAAAATCAGCCAAAGGATTTCCAAAGCTCTAGATATTAAGGGAATCAAGGCAGTTGATTTAGCCAAAGCCATCGGTGTTGATAGATCTACTATCTCATTATGGAAGCAAGATAAAACATCTCCTAGACAAGATAAAATTTATCTAGCTGCAAAATTTTTAGATATAAGTCCAGCATGGTTAATGGGTGCGGATGTTCCAATGACAGATTTCAAATCTGCTATGGATGGTTCTAAAACAAATGAAATAGAATCTGATATATTAAACAAATTTTCTCAACTTAATGAGGGAAACAAAAGGATGGTTCTTGGATTTGTTGAGGGTTTATTAAGTCAACAAAAATAATTAGCGTTTTAACGCTTTTTATTTTAACACAAAAAAGAACACTTGTTCGCATTATTTTAACGAAAACATTAAATTCACATGATAGAGTTATTATATTTCCAAACTAAGTTTGTTTTTTACTGATATAATGTAAAGGAAAGATAATTTTAAAACACCCTGCTTTTTAACAAATATAGCCTTAAAATAACCTTAAAAATACTTTAGAGTATATGTTATAATCAACAAGTATTCTAATAAATACATAATAATTTTTTGAGGTGATATATTTATGAAATCTAAAATGAATACTTGGACTGCAATTTTTAACATTTTCAATTGTGTAATGTTATTTATTTCTTGGTTCGTTGTAATCGCACAAGCAATTAACGAAAATGGAAATGCAAGCAGTGGTAACTTTTTCTATGCAGTTACATGGATCGGTGTTATTTTAAACGTTATTGCTTTTTATTATGCTAAAAAATTAAGTATTTCTGTTGTTGGTCCAGTTCTTGGAATCATTGGTAGTGTTCTATCAGGTCTATCAATGATTTTTGCTTTCCCATCAATTGTTTTACTAATTATCGCTGTAGTTTTTGAATTTTTACAAAAACCAGCAAAAGGAGTTACAGATGCAAAATAATCAAATTAAGCCTTGGTATAAAGTATGGTGGATCTGGGTTGTAATTGCTGTCTCATTTTTAGTAATGAGTGCAGTAATTAGCTCAGGAAATTCAGAATCATCATCTAATGACAGTCAAAGTTCGTCTAGTAAAGTTTCTAAATCATCTAAAGAAAACTCTTCTTCTGCATCTGAAAGCAAATCAGATAACAAAGATGATAGTGCTACATCTGAACAGAAAAATGCTTTAGCATCAGCTGAAACATATGCCAAAGATATGCACATGTCAAAACAAGCTGTTTATGAACAATTAACTTCTAGTTATGGTGGTAAATTCAAAGCGAGTGATGCAAAGTATGCTATTGATAACCTAAAAGATATTAACTGGAATGAAAATGCATTGAAATCAGCTGAAACATATTACAAGGATATGCACATGTCAAAAGATGCTGTTAAAGAACAATTAACTTCTAGTAATGGAGATAAGTTCACAAACAATGAAGCAACATATGCTGTTAATCATTTGAAATAAGATAATCACTTAAATTATGATTACAAAGTTTAGTAAAAAAGCAGAGCAGTGGAAATGCCCTGCTTTTTTATTGTTATAAATGATATAATTATAATAATTTAATCAGGAGGTATTAATGTGGTTAAATACAGATGTCCTTGGTGTTTAAACACTTTTAACGACCAATTAAGATTCTGTCCCTACTGTGGGAAAGAAATTAGTTATTCTGAAAATGATTTAAATTATATTAATAAGAAATCTAAATCAACTACATTTTTTGAAGCTCTTAATGATTTAGGAAATGGGTTTCTTCAAATTGGTTATGGTTGCGGATGTGGCTGTTTAATGTTAATTGTATTCGTTTTTATCATATTAATCATTTTATAAAATTGAATAACAAAGTTTAATTATAATTATTTTATTAAAGGAGTTTCATTATGTACTTTATATCAATGGTTTTTGCGTTTTTATTTTATGCTTCAATAGTTATCTTTTTCGTTAATCGTCATAAATACAAAAAACGTGATTTAGCAGTATATAAAAAGAATAGAAAAAAGATTCTTATTGCTATGGTTTCATCATTTTTATTAAGTGGTCTATTTTATACAATATCACCTCAATCAAAACAGGATGCTATTCAAGATGCGCGTGAGGAAAAACAACAAGAAAAAGAAGACAAGAAAGAAGCAGAAAAAGAAAAACTTCAAAAACAAAAGAAAGATGATATTAAAAAAATTAGCAACGATTCTAAAAAGAAAAAAGCGTCATCTATTTCTACTAATAACTCTAGTTCAAGTGATATGACTGCAGACCAGCAAAATGCACTAATTACAGCCGAAAATTATTCTGATTCATTACATTTATCAAAGGCAGATATTTACGATCAACTGACATCATCATATGGGGATAAGTTTAGTCCTAGCGACGCAAAATTTGCTGTAGATAACCTTGAAGGAGTTAATTGGAATCAAAATGCACTTGAAACTGCAAAAAATTACTTAAATAACTTACATTTATCAAAAAATGATATTTATGATCAATTAACATCTCAATATGGTGGTAAATTCACTTCTGAACAGGCTAATTACGCTGTAAATCATCTTAATTAAAATATTATATTGAAGCATGTGTTGTTTTAATCGTTTAATAGTAATATAATTAAATGGCGTTATATATACTTAACACATATATAATGCTCTATATATAAAATACTGAATAATAGATATATGAATGAAAATATTATACAGATTTATTACTAAAATCCCCCAATTTTAAACAGTATTTTAAAAAAAGCACCTACTATTTTTATAGTAAGGTGCTTTTATTTTTTCTCTCTATGTTTTGAATATTCATACACTGAAATTAATTGAATTAATCCAACCGGAATTATTATCCCAAATATCCATACAGATCATAAAGCTGAAGCGCGGTTTCACATATTAAACATAATATGAATATTAATAAGTATATATATTCATCCTTCATAATTAATCTTCCTCTTATTTTTATAAGTTATACAAATGTTATCATATGTTTGTGATAAATATACCATGTTAATTTAAAATTAAACTTTATTAAAGAACACATAATATATTCTATAAAAATATATCTAGAATATAAAAGCGTTTAAAATATTAACTCTATAACAACTGTACAATATACTTATATGATAATGTTTTCACGTTGTTTAAATCGTTTTAATCATATGTTAATATTATCCAAAACGTATAGGAGTTTTTATTATCAAATTAAAATGTCAAATTTGTGGAAGAAAATACTTTAGTCAAATACATTGTAAAAATTGTAGAGTAATATTAAGACACGCAAGGAAAGACATTAAGAGTTCATATAAAAATGCTGTTAGTATTTTTGATCGTAATATAAAAAGAATGAACTCATTTGGAGATGAGAGACGATTTCCTATATACGCCCTACTATTAGGAATACTGACTGCAATTGTTATTGATTTAATTTTTGTTTTAATTAGCTACATATAAAAAAAGGCCCTTGCTTCATATAGCAAGAGTCTTTTTATATTTTGGCTAGTTTGGTCATAAGATCCATCATTTTATCATTTTTGAAAATTTCATTTTCTTTTTTTTCCTTTACTTTATCAGCAAAAGAAGATGACATAATGATATTCTTTTTTAAAGATGAAATTTCGTGATAATTATTTTTAGCAAGTGTTTTTAACAATAAATTATGATTACCATTGATAGATCTCTTGAAAATAATTTTGTTGTTATTCATTATTATCATCCTCCTCATTTTTAATCCGCTCGGTTATATGTGTAATTATATCATCTTGATGTTTAAAATCAATTGTTAAGTTGCCCAAAACATACTTTTTAAGTTCTTCTTGATTCATTTCATGGTTAGCTATTTTCAATGAAATGTTATAAAGTTCTTTGACACCATCATCGTCTAGGTTTTGATAGTTATATCCTTTGAAATTATAACCGTTTACATTCAATAATATGAGCGCACTTAATAATGCTGTCCTCTTATTTCCATTATGAAACAATTGTTTTTGTGCAATTTTATACCAAAAATACACCGCTTTATCAATAACGGTTGGACAAACATCCATTTCATAAAAGCTATTATCAACACCAACTACTATAGCATCTAAACCATCAGAGTCTTTCAATCCATTATTGTAGCTTTCAGAAAACATAAATCTTTCAGCATCCTTATTTAGCTTTATTAAATCCAAAGAGTTTAATTTAATATAATCAGATAGCCAGATATCAAAAAAATGAATTGGCTTTTCATTCAATAATAGTTCTATCTTAGCATCTATTAAACTTGTATCGTCATCAATTATAACTACTTCTGTACTAATTTCTGAGTTTTTATATGATGGATTATCTTCTAAAACAGTATTTTTTATTATTTGCTGAAAATCAGTTAATATATCATTCTTATTCCCTGATATAAATAACAATGTACTAGCGTCCGAATAATTCATATTTGTACCCCCACATGTATTACATTTTTTAACAAATTATAAATCATCATTTTAGCATCTATAATCAATAACTTCATTAAAATCAAGAGGAACAGTAAACAATTGATTATTATCAGATCTTCTAAATTCAATTTCAATGGTTTTATATTCATCAATATCAGGATAGTTTTTATAAATGTCTAGTATGACTTTAGCTAAATTCATTTTAATTTGAACACTTTCAGAATAAGCAGAAATTCTTTTTCTTTCTACATCAACGATTGGAATCACAGATATACTGTCATTACTTAATATGTAGCTTTTTACTATTTCTTTTGGTAATATATTTGATAACCAATCCGTAATGATTAATTTATTATTACCATGTTCATTAATAACAACTATTCTTTCGATGTTTACAATACAAGTTGCACTGTTATTACTGTACAATTCTATAAATATACCATCACCTTTTGTAACTGATACGTTTTTTACAATTTTACATTTTGGATTTCTGAATCCAAGATAAGATGAGATAATTAATGACAATATAGAAATTATAATAGAAATTTGATTGCTAGATTTATTTAATAAATAATAACATAAAGGTATGACAATAATTATTGCTAAAAAGAAAATACTAATAATTAAATATTTATAACGATCAAGTGCTTTATTCAATTTGATTTTTAAATTATTAACTAATTTTTTTAAAAAACATTCTAAACTATCTAGAAAATTATCTTCTTTCTTCAAGTTGTATTTCACCTCTATTAGAATAAATATTTTGCTTCATAATTTTATCATAAAATGAAAAAGAGTAGCTTTTGACTACTCTTTTTTTATACCGTCCCCACAACGATTATTGTTCTAATAAATACTTATTAACTTCTTGTTTATTAAAGAAATATGCATCCACGTCAGTAATAAAGTGAACTGGTAAACCATCTTTTAGCATCTTATCAAGTGTTGGATAACTAACACCTAACCATTTTGCAAATCTACGCTTGCCTTTTATCCATGGATTGTCATTAATTTGTTCAATGTGATCAAGTAAATCATTTAAACGCTTTGCTGTAATTTCATCCATTTCAAATCCTCCTTTGGAACTTAACCATTCTACAAGTTTTGATTTTGTCACATCATATATATTGTAATTACCATTAAACATTGTTGAAATTGTCACTTCTGATATTCCAGCTTCTTCTGCTAATTGTTTTGCTGATATGTGTAACTCTCCACACTTTCTCATAACTTGTTTAATTACGAATTCACTCAAATAAACATCTCCTTTTGAATACTTTAGTACACAAAATGGGTACTTCTATACACATAATATTAACACTAATATATCATTTTGAGACACAAAATCATAATAAAGTTGTATTTTTGAAAACTAAAGGTTACAATATGTAACTGTTAAGGAGGTGAAATTATGATTGAAAACAAGTTAAATGTTCTACTTGCAGAAAGACAATTAACTGCCATTGATGTTTACAAAGCCACTGGAATCTCTAGAAAGTCATTAGGTAATATCATTCATGGAACTAATCCAAAAGCAGACACTTTAAATAAGTTATGTATGTACTTACACGTTACTCCTGCGGAATTCTATATATATAGCCCGTACGAGCTAAATTTTAGCGCTGTAAGCACTGAAAATAAGAATGAATATAAATTATTTACTGCAATTGTTCATTACCAAGAAGAGTCATTAATTGAGTCTACTTTCGTCATTGAGCAAATCCAAGATAGAAATTATGTTGTTTCATTTAACAATTCAGCTGATCTGATGGAAATTATTAATAAGCAAAACATAATCTTCCATAATAGATTAAAAGAAAGAATTGAAAACGAAGTAGAATCATTGATTTGTATGGAAAATGGTTTCATTGAAAACACTAAAGGTAAAGTATATGTAACTTATAAAATGCCATGGATATCAAGCTACCAAAAAATTTATTCTCGTAAATAATGTTGTAATTCACTCAAATAAACAAAATAATACTTCTATTCCATTTACATACCGTCCCCACTGACGTGTGTAGGAGGAGTATTATGGCAACAATTAAAAAGTATAAATTAAAAAATGGTGCAACAAGATACATGTTTAGTGCATATATCGGTAAAGATATTAATGGAAAACAATTAAACACAACTAGACGTGGTTTTAAAACGAAAAAAGAAGCCCAACTAGCTTCTTCAAGAATATTAATTGATATTAGCAATGGTAAAAAAGTTACTAATGAAGATGACATTCTATTTATAAGCGTATATGAGTCTTGGCTAGAATCATATGTAAACACTGTACGTGTTTCAACATATTCAAAAGCCGTTAGAATATTTGAAAACCACATATTACCTTATTTCAATAACATCAAAGTAAAAGAGATCAAGCCAAAGGATATACAACGTGTTGTAAATCAATGGTATAAGATTGCGGAATGTAACTATAAAAAATGGTTCTACTATCTTCAATCAGTTTTAAACTATGCAATTAAGAATGAGTATATAACTAATAATCCATGTAAGATGGTAACTTTACCAAAGAGAAAGCAAAAATCCGGAAATAAGCCTGCTAACTTTTGGACTAAAGAAGAATTACAAACATTTTTTAATTGCATAGATAAAGATAAAGAACCTGAAAAGTTTACTTTATTTAGATTATTAGCTTTCACTGGTATGCGCCGTGGTGAATGTCTTGCACTAACTTGGAACGATGTAGACTTTAACAAAAGTACTATTCATATCAACAAAAATCTAACTCAAGGTATGCATGGTGAACAAATCATTCAGCCACCTAAAACACAAAAAAGTAACCGAACTATCATTATTGATAACCAAACGTTACATTATCTACAAAATTGGAGACTAAAACAAAAACAATTATTTCTAACTTTTGGCTTTAATACTTTTAAAAAGAATCAATTAATATTTGCATCTTCAAAGAATAATTACAAATCTTTAAATCAACCTGGAAAGTGGTTAAATAAGATAATCAATGATCATTATTTAAAGAAAATCACTGTTCACGGCTTTAGACATAGCCATGCATCAGCATTATTTGCAGCAGGTGCAACGATAAAAGAAGTTCAAGAAAGACTCGGTCATGAAGATGCGCAAACAACTATGAACATTTATACTCACGTTACATCTAAGCAAAATAAAAATGCAGTTAAAAAATTAAGTAGTTACTTAAATTTCTAA